TCGCAGAACTGAGTTCCTTCTTGGCAGAAGCAAACCGTGTTGAGTCCGAAAAGGCTCAGCAAGCACAAAAAGCACAACGAGTAGACAGCGCTCCCGCTGTTGAGCCGAATTATGATCCGGGTGACGGTAGTCGCTGGGATAGATTGGCTCAGTGTGAGGCTGGAGGAAACTGGGCTACCAACACCGGAAACGGGTTTGGTGGCGGACTCCAGTTCATGCACCAACGCTCGTACTCAACGTGGCTGTCTTTCGGTGGAGGAGAGTTTGCTCCACACCCATGGGAGGCAAGCCGAGAGCAACAGATTGTGGTTGCTGAGCGAGTACTTGCTTCATCCGGCTGGAAGGCTTGGCCGGGTTGTAGCAGGAAATTTAATTGGTTGTAGAATAGGTAATACTTACTAGGGAAGAGGAGGAGTCGTGCCAAGAGTTTATGATCGCCCTGATGATTGGGGTGACGAGTGGGATTTGTCCCCTTGGACTTCGGCTCCTTCCTCTACCCGAGTAAGTAGATATCGATACGACTTTGCCAATAACGCAGTTCAAGTTCAGTGGAAGAATCAGAAGAACTGGGGATACATCTACGGTATTTACGAAGATATTCCTTACTCTCAGTACGTCCAGTTCGCCCGTTCAACTTCTAAGGGAAGGCGTATCAATAACCCTTTCAATGAGTTCTCATATGATTTAATGACAGTTGACGAAGTTGTCGAACCATCAAATACTAGTCGTCGTGGTCTAGTATCTAGAACTCAGACGGCTAAAGATAAAAAAGAAGGCAAGAAGCCTACTATTGACTATCGTTCAGGCCTTGAAACTGAAGGCTGGGACATCAGGTAAGGAACATCGTGGCACAAGTACATATCAAAGGTAAGGGTCCTCTGTATTGGGCCAAAGAGTATGGAGCCGAAGGTAAGGTCATCGACACAGCATGGATGGCTGAAACGGCACCACCATTCCGAGTTGGACATGCTCTCCGGTTCCGTGTAGGTTCCCGAGCCGTCCACCTAGGCTTCTGTCGTAAGAGCAAGAAGCCGATCATCCATGAGGTGGAAAAGACACCTGAGGAGATTGGCAAGTGGGTTTACTAAAGCGCAAGGTAACTGAGCCGACTGCGATTGAACCAACAAAGTTAAAAGGTATGCCGTCAGAGGATGTGTACCTTCTCATTGAGAGCAATCTCATGGAAGCGCAGTACACCCTCACGCAATACCGACAAGGAGATGAATCCGTCCGAGGAGCCATTCTGAATTGGATGAGCGTCAGTCTTGAGACGGCATCTCTTGGTTGTCAGGAACTTAGTAGTCGGAATACTTGACTAGTGCGAAATGATCCGTATACTCTGCGGGCATGGACCAACTACAACTAAAATTACCGCCTGACACTAATCGTTACAAAGTAAGGCTCTACCGAGACTACAAACCCACAGGGGACTGTACGAAGCCGGATTTTAGAGCCTTTGCTGAAAGTACTAGGAGATCACTCATTGGTCTCCTACAGAGGTCCCCTTACAGTCTTGACTGGGAAGAAGACCCACGGAGTACAGGTTGGTACGGGATCAAGAACGATCTCCACCAGTCCATCGTTTACCAACTAGTTATCGAAACCCACGAGGAGTCATCCAATGAGTGACAAAAGCATCACAATCGAAGAGCGAATCGAAGCATTAGAGCAGCGAATTGCTTTTCTTGAAAAAGAACGTCCGGGTCGCCGTATGCGTCCTAACGTCACATCTCAGAATGGCATCTGCGGCATTAACCCTGACTGTGACTCAAAAACGTGTGCCGATGCGAGCATCTACCGTTACCAGCAGGGATGTCAGGGCGAGCGTTGTGTGCAGATCAACCGTGAGTATTACTCGGATTACCGGGCTAAGAAGAAGCGTGAAAAGGCTGAAACGCAGCAGTGACCACTAAGAAAGAACTAACAACGCCTCCCCTCACTGAGGTACAGAGAAATCACCCTGTGACGGTGGCTGGAGAGCGTGGACCATATAAGTTTGTAAAGATCAATGAGAGTGACAACTCTGTGACTGTTTACGGGGGAGATAAAGACCCCGGAGGCAAGAACTCCATGCGTACTTTTGTAATGGAAAGAGTCACCCCTCTCCCTGTTCCAAAGACTTCTGACGAAGATTTGTAGAGTCACAAGTCAATAATGTAAAGTAATCCCAACTCAGGGTGCTTGGATTGGTCCCCTTCCCCGAGTTGGTCAGATGTGCATAGAGACCCCCCACTGTTATAAATCGGTGGGGGGTCTCTTCGCATATGTGGATAAATGCTTTATAGTGTCGTCGTGCCAACTTACGAAGATCTAGGAAACCCCGACGACATCGAAGAAAATCACTACGTCGAAGATGATGATCGGGAAGACATCGAAGAGGAAGAAGAGGACTACGGCTTAGATGCTGAGACAGCCGACTTTGTTGATCAGTTAATCAAGCGGATCATTATCTTCTGCGAAGAGTTCGCTGGACTTGAACTTCGCCCATATCAGCGGCAGTTGGCATATCGAATCGTTGAGTCACTGGTTATGGTAGACGGTGAGGAAATCACCGCCTTGTGGTCACGTCAGAGCGGTAAGTCCGAGACTTTGTCTGTCATTGTCGCTGGATGCATGGTCATCCTCCCTAAATTGGCTATGTCGTTCGAAATGTTGGAACGATTCAAGCGGGGAATGTGGGTGGGTGTGTTTGCACCTGTGGATAGCCAGTCAGACTTCCTTCATGGACGCATTGTGGATAAGTTGACCTCCGAGCATGCTCAGGAGTTCCTCAATGACCCCGAACTAGACGAGCGAGTGGACGGCAAGTCCAAGGTAATCAAACTACGTTCAGGGTCTATCTGCCGTCGTTCAACTGCTAACCCACGAGCCAAGATCGAAGGTGCGTCGTACCATCTCGTCGTTATCGATGAGGCTCAGGAAGCCGATGACACGATGGTCCGTAAGTCCATCCACCCCATGCTCGCTGCCTATGCAGGCACCATGGTAAAGATTGGAACTCCTTCGTTCCATAAGGGAGACTTCTACAAGGCCATCCAGTTGAATAAGCGACGAGGCACTCAGAGGCGTAGTCGTATGAATCACTTTGAGTATGACTATCGGACTGTGGGTAAGTACAACCCGTACTACGCCAAGTTCATTACTCAAGAAAAGATGCGTCTCGGGGAAGACTCTGACGAGTTTCAGATGTCCTACAACCTCAAATGGATGCTTGACCGAGGAATGCTAGTAGCCGAGGACGACTTGGACTTCTTGGCCGACCCGTCTATGCCACTGGTGAAGTCATGGCATCGTACGCCGGTAGTGGTCGGTATTGACCCCGCCCGTGTGAAGGACTCCACTGTGGTTACGGTCTGCTGGGTGGATTGGGATTATCCCGACCCTGCCGGATTCCGAGAGCACCGAGTTCTCAACTGGCTGGAGATTCAGAATACGGAATGGGAAGACCAGTATTTCCAAATCGTGGACTTCTTGGACAACTACAACATCGCCTATGTGGGCGTAGATGCTCAGGGTATGGGTTCAGCCGTCGCTGAGCGCCTTCAGAGGCTCTTGGAGCACCGATGTGAGGTTATACCCGTATCGTCCGATATCAAGACACAGAGCGAGCGCTGGAAGCATCTCATCGCCCTACTCCAGCGCCGAATGATCGTGTACCCCGGCCACTCCAAAGCCCGTCGTACTCGCATTTGGAAGCGTTTCCGTCAGCAGATGGAAGATGCCGAGAAGGTAATCAAGGGAAATTACATGCTTATTCAGGCCCCGCCTGATGAGCGTGACTCCCATGATGACTTCGTGGACTCACTCGCTATCGCCTGTGCTATGAGTATCAACGACACCACGCCTTACGTCGAAACCTTTGAAGCGCCTTGGTTTCGATGATATTTGTATAGGTATGTCATACTTTTCATATGGGTCTTATCGGTAGAGGTGTTCGTAAGTTTCTAGAATCTGACACCGCTCACGGTATTGCCGGTGCTGCTGCTGACGCTATTGATCAGACAGGCACGGGCGGTAGAGCGGGTGGCGTGGTTTCAGGAATCATCCGAGACCGGGAAAAGCGTGGACAGGTTGCTGACATTGCGACCGGTCTTGTTGTACCCGGAGTTAGAAACAAGATTCGTGCAGGTAAAGCAGCGCACGGACTTATTCAAGGATCTCGTGGTGGTGCCGGAGCCGTTAGTTCCGGCCCTACCGGACAGTTCGGACAGTTCGGACATCTTCCTCCTCCTCCCGGTTCAGGCAGCATTCCCGCATGGGACGCTCAAATTCCCGGTGCAGGTAGTCATCAATCTTCATCAGACTTTGACTGGGATTCAACTCCACCTCCCGGTCGTTCAAGTCAAGGCGATGTCCCCAGTTGGATGGGTCCGGGTTACATACCTCCTCCTCGTGGAGTTTCTCGTAAAGACGAGTGGGAAGTTCCCGATTACTGAAATCTACGGGTTTCGTTGATATCGATACTTGTGCCATACTAATTACGTCCCATTATCTCGCTAGGAGACACCCCAATGGCTTATGCGCCTGAGACCGGCTACGAATATGCGTACGCTGAGAACCTTACCCGTCGTGGCCCACTTCGTTTCGAAGAGGGTGTCGCTACCGATACCGACATTCCTTTCGAATTCGGTCGTGGCGCTTACGGCGACACCGAAGGTGACGGACGTGGTCGTCAGACCATGGCTGGCATGATCAAGACCCCGATGGAAACCCTTCGTGAGAAGGCTCATGTCGGTTCTGCTACTTGGATTGAGGCTCCGATGGAATTGTCGGAGTTTGTTCAGGGTGCGATGGCTGATCATCCTACCTTTGAGCGTGTTGCAGGCAGCGAAACCCGCATCCTGCGATTCAACGCCACTGTCGTCAACGACTGATCACAACTTCAATGAATTTCGGTCAAGCGCCGGGGTCTAAGACCGTTCAAAAGAACGCCTATGGTCCCGGCGCTACTGGCCGTCCTAAGGGGAAAAAGACTTCAACATCTAAGATCTCTTTTGCCCCCCATGCGAATGAGTCTCGGATGCCCGAGTATCTCAAAAGCGCTAAAGATCTTATGAACACCTATGGCACAAACGAGTTGCCTACTGGTCTTCAACCTCGCTGGCTTCTGAACAAGAAGAATCAGAACATTTCCAAGGGTATGACAGGTAACTGATATGGCTAACAGAGATACCCCGATGCAGTGGGAAGACTACTCCACCTCTGAACGCAAGGACATTGCTTCGGAAATTAACCGTATTGGTAAGTCTACAAAGACCAATGCAGCGGAATCTGTCTCTAAACTTCGGACCACTGAGTCTAAAGAATCTAATAAGCAGACTAACAGGGAAAAAGCCGGTAAAAAGGCCAATGTCATTGAGTCTATTGCAGGTACTTTCAAGGATAAGCCTATTACTCTGCAAGGGGCTGCTAATCGTCGTGGCGCAGCGTTTAGTCGTGCTATTGACTATGCCCGTAACGAAAACACCACTCTTCCGGGCGCTGGGTGGTATATAGATCACTCTGACTCTATCCAGCAGTCTCGTGGTGATATTCCTTTCCGTAACGCTGCCGCAGCGGCTGCGGCTTTTAGTCCCGGTAAAGATCCTAAGGTAGACGAGTTACCAGCGTTTGCTGAATTGGCGAAACTTCATAATGAAGACCATTCAGTAACTGTGGATAACACAAGTAGCAAGGTTCGTGATCTTAGTTCCCAAACCCTTGCTAGGTTTGCTACTCAAGCGGCTAAAGAGAACTCGGCTAACGCTGAGCGTACAGTAGTTTCTTCATCTGAGACATTCCATGTGGCTGGTAGGCCCCACGAAAGAATGACTGTTAAGGGTATTGACGCTATGCGTGGGGTTACGTCTCCCGAGGCGACAAATGACCCAATGACTGCTCCTAAGACATCCTCATATTTTCATTCTATTGTTGATGCAGGCGAAGCATCCTTGGAAGAAAAGATCGATTACGAGAGCATCTCTAGACATCTAGTAACTGGAGATCCTAATCAAGGGATGTTTATGTTCTCCGCAAAGGAGCCGGGAGAGCCTGCTAAAAACAGTATTCTCAGCCCGGATCACGCAACTGCTGAAGACACTTGGATGCAGGCTATTTCTTCGGGTCAGGCACTTTCTGCTAAGCATAATGGTCGCAACTTTTCACCCGCTAAGCGTGCGGTTGATAAGAATGGGCCGGGAGATATGGCCTCCTTTCAGAAGAGGAATACAGGTCTTCCTAAAGTCGCTGAGATTACTGGTGTAGGTGCTGTTCACGCTTTTAATAATAAGGCCACTCGTATGGCTGCTGAAGGTGTGGGTCCTGTTTCATTCGACCAGTTCGGTCAGCACATCGGAGTACCCTCTGTGATGATGCAGGAGGTCGCTTGGACTCAGGCTCGCCGTGAAGCAGGTAGCGACGCTCCATTCAATGCCTCCCAACGACAGAAGGCCAAAGCGGATAAGGCCGCAGCCTCTGACCGTCGCAAGAACGAAAGCGGCATCCAAGATTCTTTGTTCGACTGATTGACTGCTAAAGTAACCGAACTATGTCCCTTAACTTTTATCCTCCCTCATACCGTGCGGCAGCGAGCGATCTTACTATTGCCATTAGCCCGCTCGGGTTGGTGGAACTTGCGGACGAAGAGTTTGAGGTCCATGGTCCTCGCCTTAACCGCTATGCGAGCAACTGGGCTTGGTATCTAGGGCATCACTGGGCGTACCGCCGTGAACTCGGTGAAGCCCAACTTTCTTTTAACTACGTCAAGGCGTTTGCCGATTATATGGTGAACTTCACCTTTGGTAAGGGCGTAGAATTCGGTTCTCCTGAGGCCACTCAAGGTGTAGTCCCGTATCTACTCAAGCGTGCTTGGGAACATGATAACGACAAGCAGACAACTCTTTGGGAAATGGGACAGCACGGGTCGGTCTCGGGGGATGTTTTTGTAAAGGTTGCTTACGAGGAACCATTCGTAGATGCTTCCGGTCGTCCCCGACAGGGTAAGTTCCGAATCCTCCCACTCAACCCAGCCTTCTGTTTCCCCGAATGGCACCCGCATGACCGTACTCGTTTGATTCGTTTCAAACTAAAGTACAAGTTTTGGGGCACTGCTTCCGATGGCGCTCGTCAGGTCTTCACCTATACGGAGATCCTGACTGAAGACTTCATTGAGGAGTACATCAATGATGAGCGAATCGACCAGCGTCCAAATCCGCTCGGTGAGATCCCGATCGCTTACACTCAGAACATCCCTGTAGCCTCCTCTCCTTGGGGCCTAGCGGATATCACGGATATCATCAGCCTCAACCGTGAATTCAACGAGAAGGCAACTGAGGTCAGCGAGATCATCAACTATCACGGTTCTCCTGTAACCGTGATTATTGGTGCTAAGGCATCGAACCTTGAGAAGGGTCCGAAGAAGGTATGGACCATCGGCTCCAAGGATGCAAAGATCCAAAACCTGTCGATGGAGACCAACTTCGCCGGGATTATGGGTTACATGGAACTGATCAAGCAGGCCATGCACGAAATGACCGGTGTGCCTGCTCAGGCGCTCGGACAGATGCAGCCGATCAGCAACACAAGCGGAACTGCTCTCGCTGTCCAGTATCAGCCTCTGATGCAGAAGTATGGCCTTAAGAAGACTCAGTACACCCGTCTATTTAAGCGGATAAATGAACTGATCATTCTTCATGCGGCTATCAAGGAGCCTGAGGCTCTTATGTATAACCCGTATGTCGCTACTGTCCCCCTTCGAATGGGACAATATGAGCAGTTGGACCCGTCCGATCCCGTGACGTATCAAACCACTGTTCATTGGCCCGAACCGCTTCCGGTTGACGTGCTTATCAAGATCAATGAGATTCAGGCTCGTATGTCTATGGGTCTTGAGTCCAAGCGTGGAGCGCTTCGGGACTTGGGCGATATGTTCGCTGAGCAGAAGATCGCTGAGATTAACGATGAGATGATGGAGGATATGAAGGAGCAGGCTGCTCTTAACCTCATTCAGGCTCAGGCTTCTCAGTTTATTATTCAGGCCACGGGTATGACACCCGATGGTCAGCCATTGATGATGCCCGGTCAAGACATGGGCGACGGAACAATGGCACCCGGTGTAGACCCGAATCTCGCAATGGAGATCATGCAGAGGGCATACGGCCAAGAGCCTCCTCAGCGTGAGTCCTTTGAGGAGAGTTAAGGGTTTGCGATGATATGCCGTAAAGTATGGTATATCTATATAAGTAACAAATAGCAGTAATTGGACAAACCACCGTAGAAGGAAACAAATCTCATGTCGCAGGAAGTATCAGAAGCAAACGACGGTTTCTTTGTTGGAACCGATCCCAAAGAGCCAGTTCGTACTTCCGCCACATGGGCTGAAGTTCAAAATGAAACTCTTGCAGGTAATCCGCTGGCGCACAGCCTGCCGGAAGTTGAACAGAACGTCGCACATACCGCAGCGGATTCTCGTTTCTATACCGACGAGGATCTTGAACGAGTTCGCCGTGAAGAGAAAGACAAACTTTACGGGCGCATTCAGACCATGGACGAGCAGTTGAAGGCCATCCAAAAGGAACGTGAGGCAGCCGAAGCGGCTCGCCTTGCTGAACTTGAGGCTGAAACCGAAAAGGCTCGTCGCGAGGAAGAAGAGAAAATGGAAACTCGTGATCTCCTTCAGCGTAAGGAAGAAGAGTGGTCAAGCCGCTTTTCAGAACTTGAAGGACGTTACGAGCAGGACCGGGCAGTCTTTGAACGTGAGCGTCGGTTTACTGAACTTGAACAGTACCGAAACGAGCGGATTGCTCAAGAATCCGAGTACATCATTCCTGAACTCCGAGATCTCATTACTGGGAACTCAGAGCAAGAAATCGATGGTTTCATCGAAGAGATGAAGTCACGAACTGCCGCAATCATGGGTCAATTTGAGGCTTCGGCTTCGACTCAGCGGCAGGCTATGAGGGGAGCAGCACCGACTGCTCCTCCTGTGGGGCCATTGGAGCAAATGCAGACGTACGAATCGATCAGTCCTGATGATATCAGGACAATGGATATGGAAACGTATAAAAAGTATCGGGCGAGCCTTCTGAACGCTGCTGGCCGTCAGTACCGAGGCTAAGCAGAAGAAGTACAACCCTATTAACCAAGCCAGTCCATAGGAGGACTTTCTAATGGCTTTTCAGATCCCCGATGGGTCTGCTATCACCGGCACAAACCGTGTCGCTGGTGGCGTTGCCGGGTCAGCATTCGGCGCTCCTGCCGGATATGACACAACCGGTGCAGGTGCAAATATCACAGGTGGCTATGGCGCAGGTATCACTTCCGGTACCTCCCTCATGGGTCCTGCGATTCAAACTGTTTGGTCGAAGGAAATCCTCTTTCAGGCCATGCCGGTTCTCCGGTTCGAACAGTTTGCCGTAAAGAAGACCGAACTCGGCGTTATGCCGGGTCTCACGGTTAACTTCATGCGTTACAACAACCTTCCGATCCCTTCGGGTCCGCTGGTTGAAGGTATCCGTATGAAGACCTATGGCATTACCGCCCAGCAGTACCGTATTACGGTTGCTGAGCATGGTTTCGCCATTGCCGTTTCGGAACTTCTTCTCAACGCTTCGTTCGATGACGTTATGGCTTCGGCTTCACGTCTTCTCGGACGTAACATGGCGCTTTACATGGACACGCAGGCACGTCAGACGCTTCAGTCGGCAACCAGCAAGGTTTACGGCTACAAGGCCCCGACCGACCTGACCTCCGGCTACGGCATCTACAACAAGGGCGTTCAGGGCGCTTCCGGTACCATTGGTTCCGGCGGCTTCTTCCTCACCCCGCATGCGGTCAAGGATGCAGTGCTTGAACTTTCAAGCAAGAACATTCCTCGCCTTGGCGAGACGTATGTCTGCTTCATCCACCCGTCGCAGAGCCGTCAATTGCGTGACACCCCCGAATTCATCGAAGTTTCGAAGTACGCCGCTCCCGGCAACTTCATGCTTGGTGAAATCGGTCGTCTGTATGACGTTGTCTTCATCGAAACGACTCAGGTTGGTCGTCCGCTGAGTGACCCGTCTGACTACATCAACACCGCCTACGACGATGGTACCCCTGCCGCATGGCGTGGTACTGACTCGCAGACCGATGGTCCTGACGTTAGCGCTGCCACGATTGAAGATTCACCGGGTTCAGGTGCCGAACCGGACGCAGTTGCGACCCCGGGTTGGGATCAGTACTGGCCGGAAGACTTCACGGTTACCCCGGACACGGAGCAGTTTGAAGCCCTTATGCTTGGTGACAACGCATTCGGTCATGCAATCTCCCTCCCGGTGGAACTCCGTGACGGTGGCGTTCTTGACTTCGGTCGTGAGCACGCCCTTGCGTGGTACAGCATTTGGGGCTTCGGCCTCATCACCGATTCGGCAGTCTGCAAGATCGTCACCAACGGCTGATCTTCAGTACCCCGAATTACCTTTCGGATACGGGGGTGGGTCGTCAAGGCCCGCCCCCGTGTGCGATACTACATAGAAGCAGTATCAATCAGTATCGAACCTTTCATAGGAGAACACACCGTGCCTGCACCAAAGCCAGTAAAGCCTCAGAACGACGAACGTAATGAGGAAATTGAAGGGGGCATTGGAACTCTTTCCAATGTTATGACCACGTCTCCCCTCCCCGAAGTCGAAGTTGACCCAATCGCTAGCACTGCCCGCACTGAGGGTGGTGTTCCGACGGTCGTGATCCGTGTCAACGAGAGCATTGAAGATATGTCCTACGTTGCCGCTGGTCGAACAGAGCGATACACCTTTGAACAAGGTAATCGTTACCGAGTCCCGATTTACATTGCCGCAGAACTTGAAGGTCTCGGCAAGGTTTGGCACTAAGGAGCCACCCCCATGGGTATTGCAACCATCCACTATCTTTCTATGAATGCCCGAGACGGCGTAGTAGACATTCCTGACGAAGAAGGTACCAACACAGTCCTTGAGGACTGGAGCGGTTCCTATACGTTTGACAACCTTCAGGTTCCTAACGTCTACACCGTTAACTGGGGCGACAGCACTGCTACAGAGGACGTGGTAGTGGGTGGTGCAATCTCTCGTATTAAGACCAGTAACAAGGTCGTCGATGTTCCGTTCATGTTTAATAATCCGAACCCGTACGAGATGGCTATCCTTCCCGATAACAAGACCGCTTACGTCACTCAGCCTGAGGCTGGTGACCAAAGTGGCAACCCAGTCGGTCGTATTAGTGTCGTGGATCTTCAATCCAAGCAGGTCCTAGACGAGATCGCTATCCCCAACAACTACTTTGTATGGGGTATTACTGCCACCTCTGACGGTAGTAAGGTATATGTCGCTTCTAGCCAAACTACAGAGGGCTTTGATGACAGGGTGTTTGTCATCGACACTGCTAAGCGTGAGGTCATCAAGGAAATTACTGTCGGTGCTTACCCGACCGGTGTTGTCATTAACCCTGCCGGTACCGAACTTTGGGTCACCTGCGCCGAGGATGACTCCATCTATATCATCGATACCGCTACGGATGAAGTTGATCGCTTCTTGGAATTCCCTGTTGCCGGATCAGAGCCTATGCGTGGTGTGTTCTCCAACGACGGTAGTATTTTCTACGTCACTCTTTGGGAACTTGGTCAGGTTGCAGCCATTGAAAGTGATGCTACTACCCTCGTTGATTACACTAATATTGAAGTTGGACCCACTGCTGTCGCTCACGATTACCCGTTCGGTATTGCAAAGAACGCCGCCGGAACTCGTCTTGCCGTTGCACTTAACGGTGAGGCCGGTGTAGTTATCATTGACACAGACCCATTTGAAATTATTGATCTTGTTCTTACTGAGGACTATCCGTGGGCCATTGCGGTCGATGAGGACGATATTGCATACGTTACTCATGGAAATGGTGACGTGTACTACATCGACATCAACACGGAAACCATTGAAGATTTTGAATACGTCGGTGCTAACGCCAATGGCATCACTATCGCCCCGAATGGTGTCTACGCATATGTGACAGTGTTCGGTTGGTCCGACTGTGATGGTCAAGACACCAACTTTGACCTGAGTCACATCTACGCCACCCCCGGCACTTACACCATTACCGCAACTGACAAGGATGGTCAGGTTGACGTTAAGGGTACCGTTACTGTCCTTGTTGACTGATCTAATCTAGGAGCAATTCCAAATGGCCCTTCGTAATGGGTTCCGTATCCCAAATGCCGATACGTTCGCTCCTGACTTTCAGACAGCACAGCCGGATCAGGGCGATTTCCTGATCCTTGGTAACAGCCAATATGGTGTTATTACTGGTTGTAGTATCTCTATCAGCGGCTCAACTGTAGCCGTTGGTGGTGGTCCTAACCTTCTTGTTGTTGAAGGTCAGTTGTATACGTTGTCCCCGGGACTTAATCTTTCCGTATCACCACCAGCGGCTACCGCTAGGTTTGACTTAATCGTTTACGATACAAGCCTCGCTTCACCCTTTGCAGTAGTAGCAGGTACTCCTGCTGCTAATCCGGTATTCCCTGATGTAACAAGCACTATGACTGTGCTTGCTGCTGTGTTTATTCCGGCTTCGGGGGGTAGCGGTATATCACGAGTTATTGATAAGCGTAACTTCCTTCAGACGGAAGTCATTGCTGTTGATACACCGATGATTCTTAAAAACCTTGACAGTGGCGGTACTCATATCAAGGTAAGTATCAATGGTAATGGCAAGATTTCTTGGGGTGACGGATCAAGTGTCGTTGATACTACTCTTGAGCGTTCCGGTGTCGGTATTATCAGGACTCCCGGTGAGTTCTCAGCAGATGTAGTTACTGCCTCCTCGTCAGCGACTGTTGCTGGTAAAGACGTTATTACCACTGAAACCATTGAGTGGGGTAACGGTGCAGGTCGTCCTGCTGCGTCTACAAAAGACATTGGTGATGTCTATGTGGATAACACGACCGGTGATATCAGCGTAGTTAAACTGGATACCGAGGCCGCTAAACAGTGGACTTCACTCCAACCTAACCTTCCGTCCGGTTCCGTCATTCAGTCGCTTGTGGCACCTGACAAAATGGCAGGGTGGTTACCGCTAGTAGGTGGCATCTACGCCACCTCAGAGGCAGGCAATCTTCCTTCCCTGTTCCCCGAATGGGTATCAGGTAGCAACATCACTCTGCCTGATATGCGTGGACGTATCCCTGCTGGCGGTGGTGATATTACCGGAGGGTCTATTGGAACCACCAACGGTACCGTACTAGACGGTACAGGACGCTCCTCAGTAACTCTTACCGAGGCAAACCTACCTCCTCATAGCCACCGTACTGGTACCGCTACACAAGCGGCTGGTGCCCACGCTCATACCGGTACGACAGCAGGTGGAGGGGCACATACTCATACAGCCGACGGACATACTGGCGGTACCGGAGACGCTGGTGCCCACGGTCATAGCGCTTCTGACTCAGGACATTGGCATTACTGGGAAGGCGGCTTCCCTATTGTCGCTACCTTCCCCGGTGCTTACCACGATAGTTGTATGGATATTCCTTTTGCGGATGCTAGCCATACCTATAGAACTCTCCCTGAGCCTCATTCAATGTTTGGTACTGCAAACATCACGGTAACCGGCGCTCCTAATCACTTTCATTCAATCGGTACTTCATCAACCCATACTCACACTATTGACACTATGAGTACGGCTGCGGCGCATACGCACACTCTTCCCGAACATAGAACTATTGGCAGCGGTACGTCGTTTACCGTTCAGCCTCCCACACTTAGTCTCTACTTCTACATCAAGATGTAGGAGGTAGAAATACTATGGCGACAGAACCTGTCGTTTACCGAGTCGGATCTTTCGTACCAAATACTGTTACCGCAGCCGCTGAGTTATACGCCGAGCAACTTGAAGAAATACCATACCCTCTAGGTATGAGCGAATACGCAGACGAAGCAAACTGGCCCCCAGCCGGATTCTCAGGAGTATCGGTGACTACAACAACATCTACTAATACCGCCAGCCTACTGCCTCAGGCGTATAACCTTGAATGGGTTCAGGGCGACACTGCTGAGTTCCAGTTCCTGTTTACTGATGTCAACTGGACACACGTCGATCCCGAAGAAGTCGATCAGCCGGAGTGGGTTGAGACGACGTGGTCTTCTCAGGTTCGTAATCCTTACATCTACTCTACCTACGCTTCTGATTACTGGGTCCCTGCCTACGGCTACCAGTACAACTGGTGGCGTGGTAACAGTATCGTTGCCCAGTTTGATACTACTTCTGAACTTATCCAAGGCTTTGATACTGATGATCTAGAACGATGGGCTACTCGTGTGACCCTTACACTGCCCGCTACGGATAGTTCCCTTATCCTCCCCGGAAACTGGTACCGCTGGGATCTTCAGACTCGTACAGTTGATGATGTCGTTAAGACGCACCTCCGGGGCAAGGCAAGGATTGTTACTGAGTGGACCGTGAGGTAATAACTCATGGAAATCATTCCCGTTAACAATAATTCTCCGGTCACTATCAACCCTCAGGCCCCCACTGAGATCATCATTACTCCCGGTGCTCCTACAAATACCGTAGGGACCATTACTACCCCTTTGTC